GTTGGTGTCCGTTAGGACCTCCTGAACCGCCGCCGCCAATTGTAACTGTTTGGTTACCTGAAACTGGAAATCCTGGTCTATAAATTAATCCACCTGCACCTCCGCCACCTGCGTGTTGAGAACCTGCACCACCTCCGCCTGCAACTACTAATACATTAACAGCTGAAACTCCTGCTGGTGGTGTAAATGTTGCTGGTGAATTGTATGTTGTTCTAGCTGGTGCCTTTTGAGTAATTTTAAATTGTCTTTGTGCTGTGTGGCCAGCTGTAGCCGCTGATATTGAAAAAGTTGTAGTAGTATCTGAACCAACTGCTGATGTTGAACCTGTAATTGCACCTGTACTAGTATTTAAAGTTAAACCTCCTGGTATAGAACCTACTGAAACTGAATATGTTATAGTATCGCCGTCAGCGTCTGTAGCTTGAAAATCTGTTATACTTACTGAACCTCTAGTACCTTCCCAAATTGTTGCTGTAGTGTCAGCAGCATTATTAAATACAACTGGTGTATCAACATTTAAACAATCTGCAAATGTAGCAGCTAAGTTTGAAGCGTTTGTAATTTGAATTGAGTATGGTTCGTTTGCACTTACCCAACTTGAATGAGGCGTAACAATATTAACTGCGTTTGCGTTAACAGATGTTGTAGTTGCTGGTATAATTGTAGAACCTGAAGTAGGTACTAATCTTACCGTTGGTGCCGGTGATGTATCAAATAAAGAACCTACAACCTGAATTGTAAGATTACCTGCTGTAGATGGATTTACATTAGCAGATGTTACGGTACTACCAAAAGTACCTGAAGTACCTGGGTCTAATTTAAAACCTGTAATAGTTGGTGGAGCGTCAACTGATTTCCAAACGGTACCAGTATAATATTCCATCAAATTAGTATCAGTATTAAATCTGAATCTAGCAGTTTCATCCACTCTAGCACTTTGAGCACCAGAGGACATCTTAACTCCAGATGTACCTGTGAACTTCCTGTTTTTACCTGTAAAATCTCTTAAATCTGCCATATTACTATTTATCCTTTATTAGAAGTTCTGCGTTAATTTCCATCCTTGAGTTGCACCAGTATAAACTAATTGTATACCAGCATTTTCAGTTGATATGGTCATATCAGCAGTCGCTCCCATAATTTTTTTACCGTTTCTTGCAATTGTTAAATTGTTTGTATCAAATGTTCCTGCTAGGTCAACAATAGATACTTGGTCTCCACCTTGAGGTGCAGCCGGTAATGTTAATGTTTGAGCAGCCGCTGTAGTATCTACATAATATCTATCATTAGCAGCTACCGTTAAAGCAGTTGAACCATCAGCAGTAAATGTTGCCCACGGATTACCACCACCTAAACCTGTCCATTGTGTTCCGTTATAACCTTCCCATGTAACTAGAGATGAGTTATATCTAATACCACCAGTTTTTAAATTACCACCTGTTGGTCTTTGTGCTGTTGTACCTGTTGGTGGAACAAGATGTCCTGTTCCCATTTGGTCTCTTTGAGTGTATCCAATAATTGCTCTTTCAGTTGGTATAGCAGTATTTGAATCACCACCTAATGTTTCGTCTGTACTAAACTCATTAATAGTAGCACCTAACTCTGCACCAATAGAACCTAATTGTAATTCACTTAAACCTGAAAGGTCAAAAGCGTCTGCGTTCAATGTTGCAATACCAGTTGATTGTTGAATTCTGAATAAATCACCTACTCTAAAGTCACCATCTTGGTCTGTTGATGTATAGTAAACACGACCACCAGTTAATTCGTCAACTTCGTCTGCTTGGTCTGGAACCTGTGAAGCGTCTGATGGATAATTAGATGTTACAATATCACCAGTACCAATGTTTAGGAAGTCGTGACCTGTTAATCGTAAGTTTGAAAACTTACTTGTAATTCTTGTTGAGTTATTTGCAGCTATAGAAGATGTACTTTGAATATTAGCAGTTAAACGAATTGTAGCCGTTTCTGCTGTTGTGTTTTCTTCCGTTACCGCTGATACTCTGTAGTAGTTGCTATCAGCAGCAAACTTAACATTAGCACCAGTTTTAATAATACCTGTTGAAGTTAATGCTGTTGTGGATGTTTTAACACTAATTAATCCACCATATTGTCCTGTTTGAGCATTTGAACTTTTTAATGCTACTTGGAAAGTAGTTGAATTCTCTTTTGTAATTGTAATGGTTTCACCGTTTTGGAATGTACCACTTCTACTCTTAATATGTAAAACCTGTGTTGATATATTATATCTAAAGAATGTAGCAGTTGCACCAGATGTAGCACCAACTATTGTAGCAGTACCAGAACCATTTGTTGTAATTGAATCTTGAACATCCGAAGCAGTAGCAGCTCCTACGAAACCATTGGAATCCCAAGTTAACATTTCTCCATTTGTTTGTACAATTACTGGAGTTTCATTTGGGTCTTCTCCCTCTGAAACGGCACCTTTTTCACCATAACCAGATGAACAGTTTAGCGCCCTAATAAACCCACCGGAGTGAGCATAAAATGATTTAGCACAATAATATGTAAAGACAGAAACCATCTCACCACGACCACCTGCTAATGCATGAACACCTATACCATCAGAGTTAATTTGTGTAAAGTCGTTTGCAAGAATTGATTTGTTACCTGCACTATGAATGTTACCATCAATCTGAATACCTGTTGCTGAAGCATTTACAGATGAACAATTTTGTATATATGGAGATGTAGTTGTAATATTTCCATCAGGGGAAAGTGATACTACAGCAGCTTTGCCTGTTCCACCAGCGTTTGGTACACCAGTTAAACCTTTAAATGTCATTTGAACAATGTTAGTTGCGTTGTTTGTCAACCACATATTACTAGCATTGTTATTTTCAACACTAACAACTGAAACTATCATATCAGTTGTTGGAGCACCTATACTTGCTTTAGGAACTACTATTAAATCTCCAACAGCATATTCATAACCACCATGATATAATGTAACTGTTGGTGATGATGAGTCGGCCGTCTGTACTACATTAAATATAGCACCGTGACCTTTTCTTGGATAAGTTTTTTGTCCATTATCGCAATTGTATAAAATATCTCTTAATCTTATTTCATTACCGTTCACTAATCCGTGAGCAGCTGAAGTTGTAACTGTTAATACACCTGTTGTATTATTATATGGACAATCTGAAATTGTTAATTTAGTACCATCTGATTCTTTTCTAACTTGACCACCAGAAACATATGTGTGAGCAAATGTTGATGTACCTAAAGTTATTGTAAAAGTATCATTATCAACTTTTGTAATTGCATATTTTGTACCCCAATCTTCACTACTATGAACATAATTATATGTACCAGCAGTACCGTTTGAAGCGTCAACAGCTCCACCTGTTTGTGTGTGAGTTGCAATTTGATAACCTGTACCTGTAGCAGGTCTAACCTCTGTACCTCTTAAACTTTCACCTTGTATCGTAACACCAGCATGAACATTTAAAGGTAATTTTTCTCTGTAAACTCCGTTTTTAACATAAACAACATCACCAACTGATACAGATACAATATTGAAAGTTAAATTTGATGAACTTCCTAATTGAGAACCTGCAATTGTAATATCGTCACCTGCCGAATGACCAGAACCACCGTTTGTAATAACAACTGTTGGTGTTGATGAACCATCTGTTGTTACTCTAGCTTGAACTCCTAATCCTGAACCACTTGAAGAAGTTTGAACTACATCATAAACTGCTGGAGTACCACCTGTACCACCGGCAATCGTATCTATTTCAACAACATCTCCTGATGAAGCAATTTTACAACCTTGTTTAATTGTTCTAAATGGTAAATATTCTGTTCCTGGATTTGAATCACTACCTGAATTTGAAACATAATAAACATTTCTACCTTCAGCATTTGACCATTTAGGGTCTTTGCCGTCTGTAGTTAATACTGAACCAACTGTTCCAATTGAAAGTCTTGCAGCTTCAGAAGCGTTTTGTACAATTATATCACCTCTTGTGTTCATTACAGCACCTGAATCACCTTGAGCTATAAGACCCCAAACTGTTCCGTCAGAACCAGGGGTAACATTTGTTTGTCTATCTTTTAACTGTTGATAACTTGATGAAGTATATCTAACTACATCACCAATATTATAAACAGTAGAACTGTTATATGTACCTCTATTATTATAGCCTTCAATGTTTAATGTCCAATAAGATGTGTTTGTAGCGCCTGTAGATTGAACTGCTGGATATTGGTTACTATGATTAGCAGTTGCTACATAGTTATTACCACCATACTGGACTGTATCTCCAGTTTTATATGCTGTTCCGTGTGAATATTCTCCTAATGCTTTCCAACCTGTAGTTAAAACATCCCAAATTGCATTATCTGTAGGTGTTTGACCAGATTGTGGAGTATCTGCTTTATAAACATAAGTGTAACCACCATATGATACTACATCACCATCTTGATAAACAGTTGAGGCATTGTAAGTATCTTCCCATTGTAAACCATCTGTATAAACTTCAAATTTTGTTCTATCAAAATTTTCATTAGCTGCACCTGAAGTATGTTGAGTTGTACATCTATATTGGAAACCACCGTATTTAACTAGGTCATTTAATTTGTAAAATGTAGTAGTAGCCCAATTACCTTTAAAGAATAATCCCTCTGTATGTAACTGGTATTTACCAGCAGTTAAATCTGTATAAAAATTTGCTATTGAGGCTTGTGATGTATGATTTGAAACAACTACATAACAATTACCGCCGTATTTAACTATATCATCAACAACATAAGCTGTTGAAACTGCCCAATCACCTCTCCATTTAAATTTAAGTCTACCTAGTTTAAAATCTGCCATTTAATTTTCCTATTCAGCGCTCTGATAAGTTGATGTATTTACACTCGCTGTTGAACCTTCAAAAGTATCAAAGTCATCCGTTGTGGATATTAACTCTGCTGTTCTTTGATGATTCACTCTTCTTACCAAATCTCCACTACTATTTATAAGGTAAAGTGTCGTGGTATTGTCATGGAATGTAAATTGTTGATATCTGTCGCTATCGTTGTTTAAATACTTTTTCTCTATAATTCCTACTGTAATATTGACATTATTTGCTGGCTTCAATTGAAAAGTTAAAGTTGTGCCTGATAAATTATAATCTTCAAAAGCTGTTTGTCTAACATTGTCAATGAATACTGCAAGCTGTTCAGTCGCATAACCTGTAGTGTTTAAAGTAAAAGATAGTGTTGAATTATCACCTGTAAAATATTGAACATTGTATAATGATAGTCTTTCTGTAGTGTAAGATTTAGTTTCATCTACATTGTCTGTTTTTCCAGGTTCAAACCAATTAGATTTTTTAATCTCCACCTTGGAAGAATTAGGGTCAATTGTAGTTAAATATAACATACCTTCTTTTGTTCTTCTTAACCCATTAAATCTCTTTTCAGTAGGTTGATGACTAGATGATTGATTTTGAACTAATATTGCCATTAACTTACCTCTAATATACTAGCAAAGGCCTCAACCTCTGTACTAGATGAATCTGGATTTGGTACAGCTACCAATCGTAATATATCACTTGGTTCCAAATTTATAGGTTTATCCATTGTTAAAGTATTACTTGTTGGTATTTCTGCTGCCTTTGCAATATGATAAAATGTAGAACCACCATCTGTAGTTACTTTAACATCTACCTTTGCAATATTTGTAGAACTTTTGTTTGTAAGATATAATGCATGAATAACAGAGTAAGTACCACCAGGTGCTGTATAAAAATTACCAGCTGATGTATCTTCATGTTGTAGAGTTGCACCTTGATTTTTAAATGTACTTGCCACTATTATCCTCCAAATACTATAGAATATGCTAAAGCGTCACCATCAAGTGCTACTGTACCTGTACTATTTGGTAAAGTTATCGTTCTATCTGCTGTTGGCTCTGCAACTGTTAAAGTTGTTTCAAAAGCGTTTGCTTGATAACCTTCAAATATTAGGTTTGCACCATCAAGTAATATATTATTTGTGGTTGATGAACCAGATGAAGTAACACTTTGTAAAGTAGTTGCACCTGCACCACCAACTTCTTTTACAGTACCACCGGAAGTTTTTGTATATAATTTACCGTCTGTAACATTCATTGCCAATTCACCAGCTTGCAAAGCAGCCGCTGATGGTATTGATAATGCTATCTCACTTCGTTTTGGTTTTATTACCGTTGCCATTATTTACAAGCTTTTTTTATTTGTTTTATAAGTTTATCTTTAGTAAGTCGTCTATCTAATTCAACGCCTACTTTTCTACCTAATTTTTCTAAATCTTTTTTAGTCTTCTTTTTAAGACCTTTTAAATCAATCTCATCTTTCTTTTTCAATACTAAAGGTTTTGTACCTACAAGAAAATGAGTCAGTTTAGTTAAATCAGATTTAAGTTTGTTCCAAAATTTATCCATTAAAATGACCCTCCGTCAATCGTTGTAACAGTAACATCACCTGAAGCTACCGTAAAATTATCCGATGAAAATTTAGCCACGCCAATATTTGATGTACTTGCTAATTCACCTGCAATCGTTAGTGTTTGTCCTGAAGCAGATGTATTAATACCTTCACCTGCTAAAAACTCCATAGGATTTCCTATTTGGACTTGACCTTGCGTTGAGCCTTCGTCTGCAAATTTAAAGTTTTCAATCTTAGCACCGTCAATACTACCTGCTAACATTGAGTTTGTAATACCTAATGCCTTAACTCTTAAAGCGTCTGCGTTAACTTCTACTGAAGAGTTATCAACTTCAACATCCATTTGGTTACCACTTTTACTTAAAGCCGCACCTGCTGTAATTTGACCTGCACCAGAGAATTGTGTTACATCTAAAGCAGTTGTACCAAAAGTTGGCAAACCTGTATGAGTAAATACATAACCGTTATCTCCGTTAGCAGTACCTTCTTCTACGAATACAAAAGAACCACCTGATAATTCGGCAGGTTGGTCTTCAGGAGTTGCTCTTGTTAATACAAAAGCAGTTGAACCATCACCTTGCGTGGTAACTTTGTAAATACCGTTTTGAGAAGCTGTAGTTTGGTCTTTAACTAATATTCTATCATTAACAACCGGCGAAACACCGTCAAGTGTAATCGCACCATTTGATGAAGCAGTTAAAGTTGCACCAACACCAGCAGAACCGTTTGAATAAGTTGCCGCTAAATTTCCTGTTGTAGCTGCTCTACATGACGGTTTAGCGTCAAGACCTTGAGCAACTTGGTCAACATAAGCTTTGTTTGCTAATGATGTATCTCCAAATCCACTTCTATCTTCGTAACCTGATGGTACGACAACTGTACCTGTTCCGTGTGGAGATAAATTAATATCTTTATTACCAGCAATTGTAGAAACTGTTTGGCCATTTATTGTAATATCGTCAACAACAATTGAAGTTAAACCTGCAATATCAGTTGTAGCTGCACCTAAAGTTAGTGTAGATGAACCGATTGTAGTTGTTGGATTTGCTAAATTAGCATTTGTAATACCGGCAGTACCAGATAAGTTAGCATTTGTTAATGCTGTAGCAGATACGGTTACCGTATTGTCTGTTACCGTTTGAACTAAACCACCTGTACCAGCAAAGGTAAGTGTTTCAGCAGTATTGTAAGTATCTGTTCCTGAATCACCTGCTAAATCAATGTATTGGTTAACAGTTTGGAAATCTAAATTTCCAGAACCATCTGTTTTTAAAAATTGTCCTGCTGAACCATCACCACCTGGTAATGTAAATGTTACCGTATTTCCTAATGCATTTGGAGCTTTAAGACCTACGAAACTTGTTCCGTTGTTAGTACCTTCATTTAGTTTTATAGTACCACCAGAACTTGCGTCATTACCTACAATTATTTCGTCAACTGCCTTATTTGAATCTAATATTAAGGCTGAGTTTGCTGTTGTTGTACCTGCGACATGGTCTAACATGTCTGTAAAAAATTGACCACCTATAACTGTTATGTTATTTGCGTCACCGTTACCATCTACACCACCCTCACCTATAAAAATCCTATCACCAAGATTAGCCTGTGTACCTGTTCCGTAGGTATAGGCCATTTCTCCAAGCTTTAATGTTGCTGGAGCTGTTGTAGCGGAACTTCTTTTTATCTGAATTATTGTTGCCATTTAAAATCCTTAAAAGTTTCCACAATTAAAAGTTAATGTTCCTGTAGTTGTTACAATTTCAGTTTTAGTTACAAATTTTCCATCGCTTGCTCTATATTGCAATAAAGCTCCATCATCTAAAGTTGTTGTATCAACATCACCTAATAGTTTTAATTGAAGAGAACTGTTTTGAGCAGCCTGAGCCGAAGGCAAAGCTACTTGAACTTGTTGAGGTCCGTGCTGTGTATTTACATTAATATCTGCTGTGGTAGCCGTTCTACTAGTAATTACTGCTGTTACATCAGCCATGTTCTCTCCCCTTTGGGTATATTTATAAAGAAAAAGAAGTGAATTAAATAGTAACTGATGGTCTAACCGTAATTATTCCTTCAATAACTCTAGTAACCGTGCTGGAAGATGTCTGTAAAATCTCTAAATCATATACATATCTACCATCATCTAAATTATTTGTTTGGTCAGCCGTCAAGGACAATGTGATAATACCTGTGGCTCTATCACCACTTATGGTACATGTCATTGCCACTCTTGTTTTTGTTGACTGATAACCTTTTGCCATCTTGGCTGAGGCTGTATATCCAGTTAAATTAAAGGGGTTTCCGTTAGTATCTTTTACAGTTACATCCGAATTGAATGTAGCGCCTTGGTCTACTGTTAGGTTAGCTATAGCTGCCATCTATTTTTTCTCTTCTGGTACTTCTTTTTTTACTAATTCTGCAATTTTCTTATTATAATGCGTTGTTAACACATCAATTTTTTCAAGCTCAAGAGTATGTCTAATCTTTGATAACTGAATTTCTTGTCTTACAGTTAAATAATTCTGTAATTCAGGACTCAAATTAGTGGTTTCAAACTCTTTGCCATCTATCATTACTGTTGCCATAATATCTCCTTATATTATTTATACTACTATTTATACGATATAAATAAAAGTATATAGTAAAAACAAGCTTGACTTTTTGAGGCGGCTATGATATATTACTATATATTAAATTTAATAAAAGGAAGTGAAAATGAGAAAATATATTATTGCACTATTGATGTTGGTATGGACGCATACAGCATTCGCTGGTGATAAAATAACAATCGTAAACACAGGTAGTGACTCTGGTGGATACCACCAAGTCTTAACTTTGGTCGGTAGTCAAATAGACCATGATTTCATACAAGCAGGCAATCCAATTATAGCACAAAAACACTTTGATAAAGGAAATGTTTTTACTATGTGGAGTACAGAATGGCCTGGTGACGAATCAATGCCGTCTGTAAAAATAGATATGCACTCTGTCGTTGCTGTTCAAGCATACGAAACAATTTTGTGTAGTCGTACTTACAATTCAATCTCGGATATGAATGGTAAAACTATCAAGATAGCAACATGGGGAGATTCTCCAGCTGTTAAAAAATTTCTTGACGGTTTAGGAAAAAACAATAACATATCTTTTGAAATTGTACCTTATGATGGTAGTGGAGATACTACTAGAGGTTACCTAGGTAAAGACGCTGACACAATCTTTACAATTCAAACTAAACAATCTAAAGTAGAGGCAGACGGAAATTGTTTTGCTTTTAGCGCCAATGG